GTTTCCCCCTCTTGGTCTAGTCCATAGGTTTAAAACCTGCGTATGCGCGAACGTATTAAAGGTTTTGACCACGTATCCGGCAGCTCCGATATGATTCGAACCCAGATGATCGGGTTTGATGACGGAGAGAAAGTAGGCCAACACTATGATCTTAATTTTGCTGGAGCGTACACAGCATCGGGCGACAAAATGCTCGATGAAAAAGACCCTCTTCCACCGTGCCGCTTTAAGGCCGTTAAACACGACTCATGGCGCGCGGATTGGAAGGATGTAAATCATTACTGGCATGGAATGACCACAGCATTGCTGCCTGGTCACCCAATTGGATTTGTTGAGTACGAACTCACCGATCCAAGAGCTTGGGTTATCCATATGTCAGGGGTCAACTTTTCACCCGATAATATCTGTCCAGTGCCTACGAGCCTCAATGATGAAGCTCGATATCGGCTTACTAGTTTGTGGGAAGAAAAACTTATCCCGCAAATGAAATCTGGAATGGATATTCTCGTTTTCTTGGCGGAGTTAGATGAAATTCCCGCACTCGTAAAATCGTTGGCTGGCCTGTTAAAGAAAGTACCGGGTCCGCTATTGCGAGAATTGGACGGGATGAATCTCAAAGAGATTCTTGACTCTATGTCCCACCGTTGGCTAGAGTATAACTTCGCGCTGAGGCCCTTAATTCAAGACCTAATCACTACTGTTAAAGCTGCTCAAGGATTTCTCAAACAACTGTATTCGCTAGCCGCTGGGGCTGGAAAGCCTCAGAAAGTGCATGGCGGATTTCAGACTGTGGTCGCTAAAGGCGGGGAAACTTCTCGACTCTTTACACGTGGTTCAGGTTGCTATCCTGGGAACAATGGAAATTGTCCGTATCTTGGAGCCAATCCTGTTGACTGCCAGTACTACCTCGACGCTGTCGAGATGATAGATTGTGTAAGTCGATATGGGATTACGGTGTTTTACCAGTACGAACTTCCGCCCGATATAGCTGGGCTTGAGTTGAAAGCTCGCGCGCTCCTCTCCGCGATTGGCTTAAAGCCATCGCTCGAAACAATATGGGAGTTAATTCCATTCTCTTTTGTTTTGGACTGGGTTTTCCCAGTTGGAGATATCGTTAGCCGTTTGAAAAACGACCCGCTTCCTATTAAAACGCAGATAATGGATTTGTGTATGTCGGTCCGGACGTTCCGGGCTCGATCGATAGAAGGCAGGGCCGCTCACGGGTGTTGGAGGAATCCACACACCGTGTACTTAACCGTACAACGGGAGTACTATGAGCGGGTTATCGGAGCAGATGTTTTGGATTGGATCCCGAATTTTCGGTTACCAAACTTGTTTCAGCTGTCTCTTGGCGCGGCTCTGGGTTGGAACCTAGGGCAAGGGAAACGCGTCAAGGTGCTACATTAATTCCCATTCTCATCTCAAAGGAGATACCTATGCTAGATCAACAACAAACTCTCACCAGCGGCACTGATGAACGGGATTATAACTTAATCCAGTTCGACAAATTCAAAACCGAACGCTTTACAAAAGCGGTGGATGGACAGACGACAACCATGCGTCTGGACCATACACAATCATCTTCGGGGAACAAGTCTGAGCGCCACCTGGCACAGCTTAATAAGGCTGTGGTAAACGAGGATACCGGCGAATCTGGAATGATCACCGTAAATATCACCGCATCTTGTCCTGCCTGGGTCAATAAGACCTTGGTGGAAAACGAGGTGAAGGCGATCGCTACGTACATCCAGACAACCGTTCTTTCTCGTTGGTTGTCATTCGAGAGTTAGACAATACCGCATAGGCTTGGAGATTTATCTATGGTAAAAACTATAGAAGATCGGAAGAGCCAGGTAGACAAGTATGTCAGTCTCCTGTCGTGTATTTTGGCCGATATCGAGGCCCTCACGGGTCTCGACATGGAGCGAGATCGAATTGAAATAAGATCTCGTGTCGCGCATGAAGGTTTATCGTTCCTATGTAAGACCATGCCACGCTTTTACAAGGCGGTTTTATCCGCAGTAGAAGCAAAACAGTTTCAACCTGTCGTCGGCTTTAAAACCCGTCGGCAGGGACCTCTCCCCCAATTTCTCGGAGGTTTGGTCTCTGTTTTATTTGATGGCAACGGTAAACTTCAGAACTCTGATGATTGCCCCTACTACACCGGTTATATCGGACAGCTTTGCACTATAATGTATAAGTGCGAGTTTCCGTACACCGAAAAGCAGGAGCAGGAGCGTCTTGAGAAATTCAAAGTCGTTGACAACGACATAGAACGGATCGGCGCTCTGTCACCAGATGCAGTAAAAACCCTAGACAATGCGATTGCTCTCTCTTTGGAGCTGCATCGTCAATTTGATGCGGCTTCAGCTATGCCTAAGCACGGGCCAGGGGCAGTTGCTGGAGGAGAAAAAGGCTTTGATAAATTCGATTTTGATTTCTCTGAAACGGTTGACTCGTATTTTCCCTATGAAGAATGGTTTACACCACGAAGCCTTACGCGACGCTGGCGGTATAACATTATGCCGGCGATGCGGGGCCAACAGGGCAGTCTGTTTGAAAGCCTTGTTTATGATCGTAGTGTTGACTTTCTTCTTAATGGCGATGTACTTCAGTCCAGTGGACCGTGCATTTGCCAAGGAAATGACAGAATGTATTTTGAAGCTCGTGGTATCTTTGTAAACAAAGACTCCCGCGGCCCGAGGTACATATCTGCCGAGCGAAAAGAACACATGTGGCTCCAGCAAGCGCTGGGGATCGAATTGGCGAGATATTATCAACGACACAGCCTTACGGCTGGGCACGTGAATTTCTCTGATCAATCGATTAATGCCACATTAGCTCTCGAGTCGTCGAAGGATGGAGAGTTTGCCACCCTTGACATGGAGGACGCCAGCGACAGAGTGTCGTTGGCGTTAGCCCGGTTGATTTTACCGGTTAAACTCCTTAGGCTTCTTGAAGCCTGCCGTTCGCGGACCGCTTTACTTCCTGATAATACAATTTGGAAGCTGGCGAAGTTCGCTCCTATGGGTTCTGCAGTTTGTTTTCCCATCGAATCTATCATATTTTGGATTTTGGTGGTAGCAACGATTCAGCGACTTACTGGGTGGGACGCTGCGCAAGCGGCACAGCACGTGTATGTTTATGGTGACGATATAGTTGTTACCAGACGCTTTGCACGTGAGGTAATTGAGTCTGTGGAGTGCTTTGGCCTATTATTTAATAAGGCTAAGTGCTTCATAGATGGTCCCTTCCGAGAATCCTGCGGTTGCGACGCATTTGGGGGAGTTGAAATAACCCCCGTAAAACTGCGCCGCCCGTTCCCAAAGTCACGACGTGACTCAGCAGCAATTATTTCTCATGTCGAAACCAGCAACTTATTGTTTTTCGCTGGTTACTGGCGCGCAGCTGAATTTTTGCGCGACCATGTTGAGGGTGTGTATAAACCCCTCCCGACAGTGCCAATTTCGTCAGGAGTGCTCGGCTTTGCCTATTATCGGCAAGGCTATCGAGTTCCTGAAGTTGGCACAGCTGCTAAAAAACGCTCTGTGAAGTCTGCATTTGGGTGGTCACATGAGAAACAATGTGTGACCTTCTCCGGTATGGAGCCCTTCAATGCAGGTCTGGAAGAAGAGACTTCTCTTCAACCCCGTCACAGTCGAGCGTTGCTCGCGAATCTTTGTATTCGGTCCGAACGGCCGCAAGGCTTTCCGGACAGGGTGGTCAAGGATCACCTACGGGCACGAGGCACAAAACTCAAAATGGGCGAGGCCTTAGTCAAGCTTCGTCGCTGCATTCGCCTATTAAGTTAGGCGCAGCCACTACCCG